ATCTTCCCTAGTTCTGCTAGCTTATCAGATGGTATCGGAGAGCCCGATTCCCAACGGTAGTATGTGACCTTACTTACACCTATAGACTCAAAGACATCCTTTTGCTTTAGGTTAAGCCTTTCTCTTTCTTGCAACAAAAAAGGTTTCATATGTTTATCTTTATTATTGACAGGGTTCACATATGAACCCTATACTTGACCCGAATCTTAACTAAACCGTTTTATGTACTGTTCGCCAAAACCACATAAAAGGGTTACTTCAAAAGGTAATGTACTATGAAAGCACAAGAAATTAAACAAGCTATTAAAGCTAAAGGTTATACCCTTTCAATGCTTGCTGATGCGCTAGACGTCAATCTTGCTACTGTTTCTGGCGTAGTTTGTGGGCATACACAATCTCTTCGCGTTGCAAAAGCCATTTCTAAACTCCTTGATAAATCTGTTGAAGAAGTTTTTCCACATGTTGAGTCATATTCTCGCCCTAGGTTTTTAAAAGGTAAACAGAGACAACAAGGTGTTGAAGAGCTTAAACAATTACTCGCCTCATAAGGCTTAAGTAACCAGTTAAGAACTAAGTCAACCAAAGGACCAGAACCATGATTAAAATGCGCTCGTCGCTGCTCACACAACCACAGCAAGGTCAGCAACTGATTGCTACGCTGCTTATACAGTGTGCGCACAGTAATACGCCGCTGCATATACCGCTTGCGGCTCAAGTCAATAATCAAATGCTTAAGTGTTACAGCACTACAAGCCGTAAACGTAATGTTGGGCATGGGTTTATCGTCAATACAGAGCCAAACCAACACATTTTGTACAGTGTAATTTTGCATGTTTTCCCCTCAAGTTACGGTGTTTTATTCAGCCTAGTGTTAAGGGGTATTAAATGTGAAGTTCTAAAAATTGTTTATTTTTGGAACGTGTTTTTTACCTGCTCAAGCTTGCAAATTGGAGCATGTTATGACTAAGCCAAAACGCCGTCAGTGGGGCCGTATTGTTGCGCGAAGCCTGCCTGAAGCCCTTCAGCTATGTAAAGAGCATGCACAAGCGACACGTCAAATGAGCGTACCACGTATTGCAGACCGCACAGGAATTAGTACTGATATGCTTTATAAACATTTAGGCAGCGGCGATATGCCCACCAGCTTACTGATTCCTTATATGGCAGCTACTGGGCGCGAATACCCGTTAATGTATATGGCACACAGTCTAGATAAACTCATTGTGGATATGCCCAAAGGCAAAAAGCCTAGTAGCAGTAACCTTACACACTTAAATCAATTCGCTAATCAAGTGATCGGTATGGTTATGCAGCTAGAAGAAGGTGCAGGCAATGCACAATATGTCGCAGAACAAATCGTGCTGCTTATGCAACAACTCGCCTATCAAAAACTTGAAGCTGAAAAGCTAGATGAACCGCAAACAAGTTTTGACCTCAGCCCCGATCCAGAACGTCTCTAATTAAGGAAAAAACCATGACCATCAAAGACCAAGATCTATCTAAAAAACGCGTTTTTGTCCAAAAAACAACCTTTGCAAGTAGAAAAGCAAATTTACAAAACACGATTTTACTAACTCAGCCTATCACCACTGAGCAGCTGGATATGTTTGTTGCAACGTTCACTTTGCAGTGCAACTGCTGTAAACGCAAAGAGCACGGCACCATAGCGAAAAACTCCTTTATAGCAGCTGCTAATCACATGGGTTGGCGACAAGTTAAAACCAGCCATATCGACATAGATAGCGCCTGTCCAAGCTGTGTAAGAGAGCTAAAAGAGTTTTACCAAACTCAGCAGGTGCCAGCATGAGTGAACAATACCTATCAACCACCATGCAACGTGGTTTGAACGCTATTAAAGCGTTAAGTGGTCATGAAGCCGATGGTATGCGCCCTGGCGAACTAGCCAAGCGTATGGGTATCAGTCAACCACAAGCAACGTCAGTTATTAAAAATCTGATCCATGCAGGTTTTGCTGAGCACTGCCCATGGGACCAAAACAAAGTACGTTTGGGGCCTGCCCTTATCACCATCGCCAACAGCGCACAACTGGCGATTAATCAGCGTGCTATGCAACTTGAACAAGATCGTAAAAATTACGGAGCAATCGTATGACAACCGAATTATCACCCCAACAACAGCAAGCTACAGTCGAAGCGACTAAGATACTTGCCTCGAAGCAAGATTCACTTCTACAACTTGGTCAAATTCAAGCTTTCAACTTTATAGGAAAACTCGTAACTGTTACGGAGTTAAAGGTTGTTCAACAAATAAAAGAATCTAAGAGTTACAAAGGACTAACTTATTCTAATGAAAATGGCGAACTCGTAACAGTTACGACTTGGGACGAATGCTGCAAACATTTTTTGCACACCGATTCGCAAAATATAGATAACCGACTTCGCAATCTTCAACAGTTCGGTGAAGAATTTTTCGAAGCAGCTCAGCAAATGAAGTTAGGTTACCGCGATTTAAGAGCATTACGTCAATTACCTGAAGAAGCCCAAACGCTTGTTATGGAGTCTGAAGCAGTAGAGACAGGTGACAAAGAGGCGGTAAAAGAGCTAATTGATGACCTAAAAGCGCAGCACAAAAAAGAGTTAGATGCCGAGAAGCTAAAAACCAAAGAGTTAGACTCACAGCGCCAAGTGGCTATTCGTATGCGCGACGAGTACCAAATGAAAGCCATGGACTATCAAACAGAACTTGAAAGCACCAAGTTCAAAGCCGATGCCTGGAAAGACCAAACTAAACACCTGCTATTTGAAGCCACTAAGTATGAAAGCAATGCTATAGAATCACTTAGCCGTTTAATGGCCTTACGTGATCACTTTTTAGATAACGACGATTTATCGCCACAAGTTGTAGAGCACCTTGCTGCTGGTTTACTGCATAGCTTTAAGACCTTAGCAGAAGACTTTGCGCAAGCTTGGCTTGAAACATCAAGCATTCTTGAGGGCTACCTACCAAAAATGCGCCCAAGCCTTGATGTATTGCAAGAGCTAAACGACAGCGCCATGAGTAACGAGGAGTAAGCATCATGGCTGACGATATTTTACTTGGTTTTAAACAGCGAATCGAAAACGCAAAGCACGGCGAAAAAGGCAAGATTTTAGCTGAAGCTAAAGAGCGCCTAGGGCTAAGTAAAGATGCCTTCTACCGTGAGTTAGCAAAACTCGGTTACAACAGTGGCCGTAAAGCGCGAGCTGACAAAGGCCAAAGCAGCCAAGACCCTGAAAGCCTCGATAAACTAAAAGCCATGCTGGCTGTAGGCAGTCGTAAAAATGGCAAACAAATCGTTGAGACGCCAAATGCTATGAGCATTTTAGCGGCCAATGGCTGTGAGTTTAAAAGCGCAAGCACAGTGCGTAAGTTATTACGTGAGCAAAACGCCACAGCAAGAATGCTTAACCAAAGCACAGCACATGTGCAGTTACGTAGCCTTTATCCAAACCACGTACATCAAGTAGATCCAAGCTTATGCTTAATTTACTACCCACCTGGTGGCAAAAAAGGCCGTGTTCAGCGCTTTATGAGCGATGACGAGTTTTATAAAAACAAGCCAGAGAACCTTGAGAAGATAAAGAACCTACGCGTTTGGCGCTATGTTCTTACCGATCATTACTCTGGTGCAGTGCGTGTTCGTTATTACGAAAGTGCGGGTGAAACCATGGCAAACCTATATGACTTTTTGCTGTGGTGCTGGGGCTTACACAATGATGAAAAGTGCCCAATGCGTGGTTTACCCGACATTTTAGTAATGGATAAAGGCTCAGCAAACACCGCTGGGGCTGTTATTCGCGCACTTGATGCACTAAGTGTTGATGTAATTGATCATGAAGTGGGCCGCGCTCGCGCGAAAGGCCAAGTAGAAAACGCGAACAACTTAGTTGAGAAGTTATTTGAATCACGTTTGATGTTTGAGCCTGTAAACAGCGTAGCTGAGCTAAACGAACGTGTTATTGCATGGCAAAACGCATACAACGCCGACCAAATACCTAACTATTCAGCAAAACACAGCCGCCATGGTAAAGGCCGCTATGAGTTTTGGATGAAACGTATGGCACACGGCAAAGTACGTGACCTACCAAGCGAAGACATTTGTCGTTGGTTGCTTACTCATAAAGAAGAAACCCGCACGGTTAAACCCGACTTATCGATCACCTTTGTACACCCTACTGTTAAACGCAGCCAAAAATATGCGCTTGATGGTTTGGTTGGTATTTACAAAGGCCTAAAAGTACTTGTGCTGCCTATGGCGCTCTCTGAGCGTGGCGAAATTTTAGTGTACTGCAAGTATCAAGGCGAGCAGCAAATACACACTGTTGCACCAATAGAAGTTGATGAAGCCGGCTTTGATATTACTGGCGCTGTGATTGGCGAACAAATGAAAGCGCCTAAAGACACCGCCATTGATACTGCTCGTAAACAAGCTGAGCGTGATGCTTACCCTGGCATGAGCGATGAGCAAATAGCAAAAGCCAAACGCGGCAAAAAAGCGGTGCCTTTTGGTGGTGCACTCGATGCGCATAGCCATTTAAACGAACTGCAAACACCAGACTTTATGCGTGTTCGTGGTGAGCAAGTTGATACAGGCCTGCAGCAACCAACTAACCGATTAAGCGGTGTTGCTTTACGCAAAGCCATTGTGGCCAAGCGCGGCACACCAATTACCCCCGAAGAAAAAACATACCTTGCTGATCGCAGTATCGAGGCAAGCCAATTACCTAGCTTACTTGACGAGCTAGCAACCTTTGACAAACCAAACCACTTAAACGTGGTTAATTTTACCCGTTAGGAGAACCACCATGGGATGCAGTAAAAAACATCAACTACGCAAAGCAGAGCGCGCACCGTTTAACGTTGTATCTGGCCGTACACGTACAGTGTACATGGTGCATGTAAAGCTTATTGATGCAAAGCGCTGGACTGAACTTGCCGACGAAAAAGGCCAGTACATTTTCAATGACGAAAAAGAACGCGACGAGTTTTTTGAGCGCGTACTCGCCACTTATCCAAACCAATACAGGAAGGTGGCATGAACGAACCCAACGAGCACAAAAAGAAGATCAGCCAAAAGACCTGGAAGATAAAACTAGGCCGCATGATGGCGAACCGCAATATCACTTACAAGCAGTTAGTGCAGTGGTTAGACCTACATGCAGATGTAAAAACCAGCGAAGCAACGCTGAACAAAATTGTGACTAAGTCTGAATTTCCTAAACGCGAAAAAACCCGCGAAGCAGTTAAACGCGGCCTTGAGCGCTATGCAATTGAGAATGGCTTAGTAACCGAAAGTAACGTTTACCAAATCTATTTGGATGATCCACACAGCAATGCAGTAACCACTGGCAGTCAGTGGAAGCATAGCAATAAAACCAGACGCCTGATCATTGGTCATGAAGATTCAATCAACGGGCACATTGTATTTGAAACACCGGAGGCAAAAATGCTTACACCACGAGCAAGACAACATTTTAAGGTTCTTAGCGACCCATGGGATAACGAGATTTACAGCATTGATCACGTTTACTTAGGCACACAGCAACGTTATGTAATTGAGTCAATTATCAACTGTGCAAAAGTTGGTACCTTAATGGCGATTGTCGGTGAGTGCGGCAGTGGTAAAACTGTGATGATGAACTTTACCATTGAAGAGATACGCGCAAAGCATCCAAACATTCGCGTTATTCGACCTGCCCGTATCGATAAAAAACAAATAGCGTCAAACACCATAAGTGAGGCTATTTGTCGTGAGCTGAATATTTCTAAGCTGCCACGTAGTAGCGAAGACCGTGATGCAATTATTCGTGAAGAACTAACGCGCAGCTGCAACGCTGGCAACCGTCACATTTTGCTTATTGATGAAGGCCACCGCTTAGATGAAGAAACCATTAAGCAATTAAAAGTGCTGTGGGAGCTGAGCGAAGGATTCACTAAGTTAATTGGCATTTGCATCATCGGCCAAACCGAACTCGACAAAGTACTTAACTCAATGAACGTGCGCGAATTTGCATACCGTGTAAATAAGCTACAAGTGCCGCCACTTGGTACCGAGTTAAAAGAGTACATCGACCACAAACTTAAAGCCGCCAATCTGGTACCAGAAAAAGTGATAGAGCCTGCCGCTATCGAAAAAATGCAACAAGCGCTGCGTGGTATTCGCAAATTTGGCCGCACAACAGGCCGACCGGATGAAATGGTTGATATGAGTTATCCACTCAACGTTAACACGCTAATGAAAAACCTAATGAACGAAGCCGCTGATGTAGGTGAAGAGCGTATTACGGCTGAGTTAGCTGAAGAATACGTGAGGGTTTAGTGATGGCCTATTTATCAATTTCTGAGCTTAACAAAGCACTACTAAGCCAGTTAGAAACAGAGAAAGAGCGTGCAAAGTACTTGCTTCAGTTTGAAGTGACTACCCGCGTAACTATCGAGAACCTAACACCAAAAGCACAAGCTGTTATTGGTGATATTGGTTTGCCATTCACAGGCGATGACGCACAACAAGTTATAAAAGATGCGCGTGCCTGGCTTCAAGAAAAAGCAGCTTGAGGAAGTAACCATGAATAGTGCAACAGCCCAAATAAGCACTCAACGTTTTACCCATTCTACCGCGCCAACAATTTATACCATTGCACAACTTACTGAGCTGGTTAATGGCGAGATTTTATCGGGCCGTAAGCAAGATGCGCTTAATACCTTAGCGCAATTGCAAGATGCGACCCACAAACTTGAAAACCAAATCCATAATATGAAGGATGAAAGCCATGGCTAAACAACCAAACCGCCGCGTAAAGTCAGACGATATGCTGTCTGTGAGCAGCTCAGAAGAACTCGAGCAAACGATTTTTCGGATTGGCCAATTGCAAACCGAACTAGAAATTGCCACAGCTCACACGAACCAAACTATTGAAGATGCCAAAGCGTCTTTAAAAGATAAAACAACGGCGATCAACAACGAAATTAAAGTACTGATTAAATCAGCACAAATTTTCTTTACCGCAAACCAGCAAGACATAGTACCTGCAGGTAAAAAGTCGCGTGTATTTGATGTAGGCGAAATTGGCACTCGCACACCACCGTTATCAGTAACAGTGAAGAACGGCCAAGATGTGATTGACGCTCTTAAAAAGCTACAAGAACAACTTAAGCTATCAGATCTACTCAGCGTTAAAACATCCGTTAATAAGCCTGGTCTTATCAAGCACCGTGAAAAAATTAAAGATATTCCAGGCATCACATTTAACCAAAAAGAACAGTTCTTTATTAAACCTGTTCATGTGCCTATTGAGCACCTAACTGAAACGGAGCAACCAGCATGAGTACCGAAACATTTAAAGTACGCGTGAATGGTGGGGCAATGTTTTCGTCTCCCTCATATAAAAAATCGCTTAAGAGTTTCAACAAAGCGAAAATCAATAATGCAGGATCAAAGGTTGAGTTTATTAAAGAGGAAACCTTAGCAGTGCATCAACCCATTAACCAATCTGCTTAACGATTAGCCGCCTTCGGGCGGCATTGGAGGACCAATGAAAAAGTTAATTCAATTAATCCAAATTGCTAAGCGTGATCTGAATATGGAAGACGATGTTTATCGCGCCAACTTAAAAGCTTGGGCTGGTTGTGACAGCACCACGCAAATGAATAAAAAGCAGTTAGACAAAGTAATCAAAGGCATGGAAAAGCTCGGCTTTAAAAAGCAAAAACCTGTTCGCCGTAAAGTTGACCAGGCATTACTTGATAAAGAGCCATTACTTAAAAAGCTTGGTCAAGTTTGGACAGTAATGAAAGCCCATAAGTTGATCGAGAACGGGAGTTACATTGCTCTTGAAAAGTGGGCTGCTAAGCAATCAAAAGGCTTAAATGATGGCAAAGAGATTGAGCGACTAGACTGGATGGTACCAATAGCCAACCAGTTAATTGAGCGCCTTAAACGCTACCACTTACGCTTAATGAAACAAGCAATGATGGTTAAAATCCCCGCTGTTTTACGCTACTACAAAGAGCTAAAGACAGATGAGCTTGACGAACCTAGCGAAATGTTTGCTATTCAAACCAAGTTACAAGCTAGCCGTTTAAATATGCCTACACACATGCAACGTGTTCGCTATTTAGACTTGCTACAAGCTTATGAAGACTGCAACGAGTTTATACGCCGCTTTGGTAAGTCTTCAGATGACATAAAGGGGGTTAGTAATGCAAAAGCTCGCTAAATGCCCGCATTGTCGTGGTCTATTAGATATATCTGCAGTAGCTATTAATAAAGCATCTGACGAGCTGCTTTGCATTTATACAGCATTACCAGGTCAAGCAAGTGCTGCGCTTGCTAATTATGTTCAATTGTTTACGCCTGATAAGTCAGACCTATCGAGCGCTAGACAATTAAAAATTAGCAAAGATGTTATTGAGCTAACCAAAGAGTTTGATTTAGCAGTATTCACCCAGTCATTAAACATTACCGTTACGAGTATTCGTGATCATTGGCAACGCCATGGCTATCGACGTATGGGTGATGATCATGCCTACCTTAAAAAGGTGCTTGAGACTGAGCAGCAAAAATTTATTCAGAGCCACCCTAAGCAAACCGTTGTATCTGCTAACAAGTCAATCGAAGTAAGAACCGAACGACCTGAAACGTTAGAAGAGTCAACCCGCAAGTGGCAAGAGAATATAGCAAAATATAGGAGTTAATAATGAAATCAGGTGCAGAACTAATTTTAGAAGAGAGAAAAAAACAGATACATCACAAAGGATATACTTCCGTTCGTGATGACAAATATAAAAAAGGCGTATTAACAATGGCAGCGATTACTTATGCAACTGCAGCTACAAGTTCACCTAAATTAAGGTCTGAGTTTAGAGAGCGAGCAGAAGTAAATAAGCCATTACGACACTGGCCTTGGGAAATGTCTTATTTGAAGTTAGGGAATGATGATGATCATTGCTCTCGAATTAGAGAACTAACCAAAGCAGGTGCTTTGATTGCTGCTGAAATAGATAAGTTACAGCGAGAATCGAACTAGACTTAGGACCATATTATGAGTGGTAAAGCGCAAACAGCTGAAACTCTATTAGTACTCCTTGACTCGATAGAACGTAAGCTTTTAGAGAATAAAGTCGATGAAGAACAAGCCACAAAATTGGCTACGTTAATAGTTGATGACTTTCGCCATCAGTGTGGTGGTATGAGTGTTTATATCCCTAAAGGTGTTGGGCTTGATGCCATACTTAAGCACAACCAAATTTACCAAGACTTTCGCGGTAATAACCACACTGAGCTTGCTAAGAAATATGGATATTCTGAACAACGCATCTACCAAATTGTTCGGGCCATACATGCAGCCGAATCAAAGCGCATACAACCTGAACTGTTCTAACCAACCAATTAGCCCCGCAAGGGGCTTTTTTATGGCAAAAATTAACCTAAATTTTCCCTGTTGTTTTTTTATTCAAGTGATAATTTACTTTAAATATCTTAAACTAAGTGCAGCTGTACAATATGTACAACTACATTAACTACAATAAATGGAACCATATATGTTTTTGTCAAAATCAAATTGGAAACCAACTTTAGCCATTGCATGTGCAGCTGTTCTTAGTGGATGCGCCTCCCCAGATTACAACTATATCCCAGTGTCGACTCAAATTAGTGAGCCTGCAATTGACAGTGTAAACATTGCGTATGTCGGCGATGTCATGCTCAGACAGGGGAAATACTCAGAACATGATGCTATATATTTACCTTATAAAGTAGAAGTTAGTTGGGCGTATGACCTACATGCTGGCTATTACATTAAGAAGGGAGAAGATAAAGACACTGAAACCTACATGCCGAGTAATGACAACGAAGGTGGTATGGTAGATAAAGCCGCTATTGCAGATCCTTGGAGAGCAGTAATGGCTTATAAAGGCACACAAGAACTTTGTGTGATAACTGCTTTTAACGCTGCTTCATGTACAGATAATGCAAACTTTGAGAGACGTAAAAAACCTATCTTGACGCATGACTCTTTTCAGCAGACATTAATTTATAGCGGTAAGGTTGGTAGTAAAGTAAACATCGGCTATCGTGAGTTTTCAAATAGCCACGCAAGACCTGCATTTAATAACGATGTGGAATACGATCTAGACTCTTCAAAAGTGATTGGCTACAAAGGTGCCAGAATTGAGATCATCGAAGCAACAAACGAACATATAAAGTATAAGGTAATACAAAACTTCAATAAGGCTGCAATTTAGATTTTATTCGGCGGGTATTAGCAATATTGCCCGCCTTTCCAAACTTTCAATATTTGAAAGACTGTTTAAAATGCTATCCCACTAAATCCCAAGTCATCCCAGCCTATCCCGTATTTTTCGCGATTTTTATTATTTAGTTTTCTTAACTTGGATCACCAAACGCAAAAAAGCCCGACTCTTTCGAATCGGGCTTTCTCTAATTTGGA